TAGAATGTAGCATAAGCTAGTATGCCAAGTGGTGCTAATATAAATGCACCTAATACTAAATCTAAAATTAATGAGCCATTTCTTTTAGCTCTCTCGTTACCAGTTTGCATCTCTTGTAAAGCTATTTGATGCTTACGTTCACTTTTCTCTGCTCGTTTAGTCATAAAACTTCCTACAGCTTTAGAGCCTATTTTAAATAATAAATTATATGGCAGCATATTAATCTTTAGTTTCTTCTTCTAACTTTTTAATTTTAGATAAAGCATCATCTAAATCTTTAGTACAAAACTCTAGCTTTTGCAAACACCTTTTGTTAGCCGCATCTTTAGATTTACTTGCATCTTCAAGCTCTGCTATTTGACCTTTTAATATTCTAACTTGATCTTTATATTCATTAAGAATATCTACTGCATTATCATTTTGCATATATAATTTTTACCTTTAGTTTTTTTTGTTCTGAAGTTGTGGGTCTTGATATAAGTGATCCAATTCTTTTTCTTCTATAACCATCTTTAGGTGTATAGTCTGACTTCCTATAATTTTTAGTCTTAACATCATAACCAGTATACTCACCTGTAGTCATATTTAAAGTAACAATATCTACCGGACCAAGACCACCAAGAGGTATAAATACAAGGGTATTTGGATCTTTTGCCAGTTCAATCTGTGCTTTCATTTCGCTTATTAGACCAGTAATTGCTTTTGTTCTTCTAGCCATAAAGACCTAAGAGTTAAAGTTTTTGAAATAATATAACTATAATTGTAAACATACCACCTATTAATGCTGTCATAGCATAATACATATGTCTTTCTATTCTTGTAATTTGATTTTCTAGTTGTTTCATTCTATCGTGAGTTTGTTTCTGCATGATACGACAAAGTTTTTCGTGTGATTCTATTCTATCTATTGCAGAATTTTTAGGCATTAGATTGTTTTATCTTGTTTGCAAGAATATTGCGTTGATAATTGAAGTTCATTTACTGTATTTGTATCCATAAGTTCTAAATATTGTATACTTGTATCTAAAGCTACTATCGCACATTCCTTCCAAGTGTCAAAAGTTTTTTGGTATTTTACTGGGTCTTTACATTCGCCTGTAACAAATGAACATACTGAAAGCATAAGAATAAATTTCATAATATTAATACATAGTTAAGCAAGTGAATATTGGTGTGTGTGGAAATATTCACCTGCAAAAAGTTTATATCATTTTAAAATATAGTATCAATAGAGTTTATGTTAAATTTATTTGTTTAAAATTGGAGTTAAAAGAAATTATAGTTTTAATTTTATTAGATAGATTAGGTGGTGACCTATGAATAATATGTGCTGGAAAAGTAAATAACTGACCTTCTTCTACCTGTATTTCATCTATAACTTTATTATCTTTGACATCATATAATTGGGTTTTAATATTTTGTTCTGGCAAATTTAGATAATAAACATTTGTATAATTATTATTTTCGTGAATGTGCCATCCATGAGTGTCTTGTTTTTTATAAACTTGATACCAAGCATTTGAAATATCCCAAGATTTACATTTTAATTTAACAGCCATGTCATTCATATATGGTGTAACAATTTTATAAAAATAATTTATATATTCTCTTTTAGTTTCTTTTGGTAAATTCCAATCTGTTTTTGAAATAATATCATTACTATTATTTATGTTAGATAATTCCATTTTATTTATTAAAGATAATAATTTATTTTTGTTTTGTTGGTGTTCTTTTATATTAGTTAAAATATAAAAAGATTTTAAGTCAAAAAATTTCACAACTTTAATTCTGTTAATTCTCTATTAACTCCTAATGAACCTTTATAAAAAGTGTTAAAAGCTAAACTTATTCTAGTGTTAGAACCTTTTTTATTATCCACTTGATGAGTTGTTGAAGATGGAAACATTAGTAGCTGACCAATCTCTACAGGAAACCACCAAGAACTAGAATTGTAAAAGTTATATTTATCATTATTAACTTCAGGTAATAATTGTTGATATTTAATTGGAGTAAAAAATTTAATAGTATCATTATTCTTATCGGTATCTAAGTACAATACTCCAGAAATTACCGAATTAGGGTGTTCATGTCTATGATGAAATTGATTAGGTTCTGTAAAATTTAACCAAGATTGAGTTACATAAAGTTTTAAATCATTTGATGGACATATAATTTTATCTAAATAATCTTGACAAGCTATATTAATAAGTTTTTTAATATTTTTTAGTTCTTTTCTATTTAATATATAGTTATCAATGGTACTTGTATTACCATCATTATTAACAGTATGTTTTTTTTGAGCATAAACAAAATTTAATTCTTTTTTTGTAAACTCTCTGTCTATATTTGTCATATAAACTGGAGTTGGAAATATGTTTTGTATTAATGCTTTTTTCATTTAATAACACCAAGAAACAAACGAATACCTTGTTCCTTTTGTAACTGGTTTAACTAGATGTGGATATAAAAATATTGATGGAAAAATAATTAAATCTCCAGCTTTGAATTTGATTTCATAATCATCAAACATTATGAACTCACCACCTTTATAATTGTCATTTAAAACAGCAACAATACTTAAAACTGGTATTCCTCTTATATCTCCTGTGAATAAACTTACAATATGATCACAATGTTTGGACATGATTTGATTTTTGTTATATCTATTAAATCTAATTTGACTAAATCCTTTCCAAGCATTAAATGTTTCTCGACCTAATTTATCAATAAGAATATATTTTTCTAATGCTTTCCAGGTTAAATCATGTAAATCTTGTAGGTGTGTTAAATTATTACCATTAGAAACATTAAGTTCTTTATCTCCATTTAAAGCAATGTTTTCTAATGTTTGACTATTTGTAAAATTATGTTGTTTCCAAGTTTTATCTTCAGATAATTCAATAATAGTTTTATTTAAAATGTTTTTTGGAATCCAATTATTTAAATGCAATATGTAGTCTTTTAAACTATCTGATTGTTTTTTTTTATCCACCACACCAATAATAAATATTTATTCTCTTGAATCCCAACTTAAAGTTTGTTCATTCCAATCATGCTCATTACCATCATCTGGATAAGCAACTGGTGCTTCCCATCTACAAGTTGTTTCATTTAATACCCAAGATGGTAAAGGTTTTGTTTCCATAAAAGCATCTCTAGTTTGATCATAATAATAACCTAAACCGCCATAGTTTTTTCTAAAAGGTGTTCCACCTAAAGCATGAACATTACCTCTAGTATTATAGGATGTTTGTTTCCAAATTTGATAAGGAGTTTTATAAAGATCATTTAAAAAATCTATTCCAGCTTGTTCTGTTGTAGCAATATCATTTGATACTACAACAACTTGCTCTACTATATTTCCTATTCCTAATTTACAAAAATGTGCCATTATGCTGTGTAACTCCCAGATGCGTTAAATGTTAAAACTGTTTTGCCACTAACTCCAGTAGCAACTGTTGGACTTCCTGTTGTAGTTCCTGTGTAATCTGCGTCAGCCATAGATAAAATAACTACACCACTACCACCAGAACCTCCATTTCTCTGAGGAGCGTTTCCTCCTCCACCGCCACCACCACCGCCAGTATTAGCAGTAGCATTTTGAGCAGCTCCACCGGGATTCGTTTGACCACCTTTTCCTCCGCCACCATCTCCAGCATCTCCGCCATCAGTACCATCTCTATTTCCACCTCCGCCTCCGCCTCTTTGTACTCCAGAACCAGTTATAGATGAAGATAAACCATCACCACCAAAAGCAGCAGCATCAGTTCCTCCAGCTTCTCCAGCTCCACCACCACCAGAACTTGTAGGGTTAGCTGGTCCACCATTAAATCCTTGATTTGAAGTTCCAGAACCCGGTGCAGCATTACCAGCTCCACCACCACCAGAACCTCCATTTAAAGCTGTATCTAAAGGAGAACCAAATCCAGAACCTCCTCCACCTCCTCCAACAGAAGTTAAAGTAGTTATACCAGTACCAGCTACTGAACTAGCTACTCCACTTACTCCTTTAATATTTGGGGTAACTACACCTGCTGCTCCTCCGCCACCTACAGTTACTGTGTATTGATTTCCGGGAGCTAATTCTAAAGCTGTTTCAGATGAACCACCACCACCAGAAGTTTCACTTGCAAAAGAATTTCTATATCCACCAGCACCACCACCAGCTCCTCTATCAGCACCACCGCCACCGCCACCAGCGACACATAAAAAATCTACTGTGTAAGTTTGACGAGTTTCCATAGTTACATCATCATCTCTAACTGGAATCCAACCTTGAACTGAACCAGAAAAAACTATTTTAATATTTTGACCATCTGTATTATAAACTGGTTTTGGACTTGTAGCATTACCTTGAAATTTAACAGAACCTTGATCTAATGTTAAAGCAGCTGTTGCAAAATTTCTTGAAAAATCTACAAACTCTATTTCATCTCCTACACTTGGAGAACCCGGTAAATCAACTTCAAAAGCACCACCAGCTGTATTTATAAAATAACCTTCTCCAGCTGCTGCTGTAAAATTAGAAGTTTTTACTGCTGATTGCCAAGCAGTTCCACCAGAGTTATCTACAAAAGATAAAGCTCCAGAACCATTGGTTGTTAAAATTTGATTTGCAGAACCATCTGCTGCTGGAAAAGTTAAGTTGTCTATTGTAACTTGTCCACTTCCTTTTGGAAGTATAGATACACCAATGTTAGTGTCTCCACCAGACGCAGTAAAAGTTGGATTGTTGCCAGTAGCAGCATTTGCTAGTGTAAGTTCATTAACTGCTGAACTTGTTGCTGTTAAATTTAATAATTCATTACCATTAGTATCACTTATTTTTGTGCCAATTTTAGGTGATGTTAAAGTTTTATTTGTTAAAGTTTGTGTTCCATCTGTTGAAACATTACCACTTCCATCAACACCAGAATAACTAAAATGTACTCCAACACCATCTGTATTTGAAAATGATCCTGCACTTACTACATGAGTTACTGGAACTTTAGTATAGCCACTTGCATCAGTAACAGCTCCTGTTACTTTAAATAAAGCATAAGTAGATGGTGTACCTTCTTTAGTTACAGTTACAATTCCTCTTGCAGCTCCATTAGATACATCATCCCAAGATTGTACAAATGAAGATATATCTGCACTTGCATCATCTGCATCATCTACAAATAAAATTGAAACACTTGATAGTGTACCATTGTTAAAAGCTATTTTACCTGCACCTGGATCAGCATCAGAAGTTGAATTACTGAAAGTCATTGAAAGTTGTGAGTTAGTACCAGCTGCTCCAGTAGAGCCAGTATTTCCTGTATTACCTTGAGTACCTTGAGATCCTGTATCTCCTTTATTACCAGACCTTGAAAAATGTACTGATAGTTCGTCAGCAGCACTAAATGTATTATTACTTGCTACATGAGTAACTGCTAATTTTACATAACCAGAAGCATCTGTAGAAGCACCAGTTATATTAAATCTTGCATAAGTTGATCTATCGTTAATATCGTAGATCATTAAATTACCTCTAATAGTAGATGTTGAATCATCCCAAGTTAAAATATCTGTAGATACAGTTACTCCATTAGAATCAGCATCATCTATAAATAT